ACAACCGCCCAATTTGCATTGGCATTGAGCGAGGAGCACTAAAAAACGCAGTTTTGCCGTACCTTTCTGACTTAATGCGTAAAAATAATGTATATTCGCATATAGTTGACTAGACGCATGGCAACAGGAAAAAGGCTGACCGAATTATTTGGAGTCTCCAAGGGCGTTTTGAGCATGGGCGCATCATCTTGAATCTAGACGAAGATTGGGATGTCTTTCTTGACCAACTGTTGTTGTTCCCCGCACAAGGAGTCCACGATGATTTGCCAGACTCACTCAGTTATCTTGACCAGTTAGCGGTCACTTCCTATTTTGAGGGAGATGAAGATGAAGACTGGCAACCTTTAGATGTTATAGCGGGGTTTTAAATGGACGAAGAATTAGACCAAAACGAATTTGTTGAACCAACAGAGTCCGACAAAGAGTTGGTTTCTTACGTTGTAGACCATTGTGATCGGTGGCGTGACTATCGAGATAGCAACTACCTTGACCAATGGTTAGAGTATGAGCGTATTTTCCGTGGAGAGTGGGCGGCAGAAGATGCTTCCCGTGAATCAGAGCGTAGCCGACTAATAACGCCTGGCACTCAACAAGCCGTGGAAACCCGTCACGCTGAGATTATTGAAGCAATCTTTGGTCAAGGCGAATACTTTGACATCAAAGATGACATCCAAGACCTTGATGGCAACCCCCTAGATGTTGGCAAACTCCGTGAACAACTTATGGAGGATTTCTCCAAAGACAAGGTTCGCAAGTCTATTGACCAAATCGTCTTGATGGCAGAAATCTATGGTTCTGGCATTGGCGAGATCATGGTTAAGACTGAAAAAGAGTATTACCCCTCTACTCAACCCATCCCAGGCCAACCCACTCAGGCCGCTATTGGTGTCATGGAAAAAGACAGGATTAGCGTAAAAATCAATCCTGTTAATCCCAAGAACTTCCTATTTGACCCAAATGGTACAAGCGTAGAAGACTGTCTTGGAGTGGCTGTGGAGAAGTTTGTCTCCATGCACAAGATTGTCCAAGGCATTGAAGCGGGCGTTTACCGAAAAGTAGACATCAATACCGATCCTGATGACTCTGATCTTGAGCCTACCCAAGAATCTACCCAGTTCAAGGACAACAAGGTTCGCCTGTTGACTTACTATGGCTTAGTCCCAAGGGAATACCTTGAGAATCTTGAAGAACAAAAAGACATTATTGATCTGTTCCCAGAGAATAGTGAGGCAGATACCTATACAGACTTGGTAGAGGCTATTGTTGTTATTGCCAATGACAATTTGTTGTTAAAGGCAGAACCATCACCCTACATGATGAAGGATCGTCCGATTCTCTCTTACCAAGCAGATACAGTACCCAATAGAGTTATGGGTCGTGGCACAGTAGAGAAAGCCTACAATATGCAAAAGGCAATGGATGCTCAAATCCGTAGCCATTTAGACTCTCTAGCCCTGACAACTAGCCCCATGATTGCTATGGACGCTACTCGTCTACCAAGGGGTGCTAAGTTTGAAGTCAAGCCAGGCAAAGCAATCCTGACAAATGGCTCTCCTCAAGAAATCTTGATGCCATTTAAATTTGGTACTACCGATCAAGGCAATATGGCAACTGCTACCGCTTTCGAGCGTATGCTTTTGCAGTCTACTGGTACGCTAGATTCTCAAGGTTTAGTCTCTGCCGTAGCTCGTGATGGTGGTCAAGGCGGTATGTCGATGGCAATTGCATCGATTATTAAGAAATACAAGCGTACTTTGGTAAACTTCCAAGAAGATTTCTTGATGCCATTTATCAAAAAAGCCGCTTTCCGCTATATGCAGTTCGATCCAGAGCGTTATCCCTCTGTAGACATGAACTTTGTACCAACTGCTACTTTAGGCATCATTGCCCGTGAGTACGAACAACAACAGTTCATTGGTTTGTTGCAGACTTTAGGGCCAAATACCCCTGTCATGCCGTTGATCTTAAAGGGAATTGTGGGCAACAGTTCGTTTACTAACCGCTATGAACTCATGGAAGCGTTGGAAAAAATGTCTGCTCCTGATCCACAGGCTCAACAAATGCAACAAGCACAGCAACAGTTACAGATGCAAGCGGCACAGGCTCAGATTGCTGTTAATACAAGTCAAGCAGAGCAAAATAGGGCTGAAGCGACTAAAACTATGATTGAGGCACAATTGATGCCACAAGAATTACAGGCTAAAGTGCTTGCTTCTACGACTACAAATCTGCCAAATCAAGACGATGCGGCAAGCCGTGAGTTTGATAAGAGAGTTAAAATTGCTGATTTAATGCTCAAAGAAGCCGACATTAAGAATAAAAGCAAGATAGTTGAATTGCAAATGGAAAATAGCAAAGGAAGTAAATAATGGCAACTTCAGTAACTCTAAAACCTAATGCGATTGATATTACTGGTTCTACATCAGGAACAACCACATTACAAGCAACTGCGGTTGCTGGAACTACGACAATTACTCTTCCCGCAGTAACTGGTACTGCTATAACTACTGGCGATACAGCCACAGTTACAAATACCATGATTAGTGGGCCGATTACTACGGCAAAGGGTGGTACTAATTTAACTTCTTTTACTTCTGGTGGAGCAGTTTACGCTACTTCTACAAGCGCACTTACAACAGGAACTCTACCAAATACAGCAGGTGGTACTGGTCAATCTAGTGCGTTTACTCAATATGGAGTTACTTACGCATCAACTACAACAGCATTGGCAACAACTGCGGCTGGTACGTCAACTACTGTTTTACATGGTAATGCTTCAGGAGTGCCTACTTTTGGTGCAGTATCATTAACAGCAGATGTATCTGGAACATTACCTATTGCTAATGGTGGTACAGGATTAACTACAACACCAGCTAATGGAGCATTAGATATTGGTAATGGAACTGGTTTTACCAGAACAACATTAACTGCTGGTACAGGCATAACCATTACTAACGCTTCTGGCACAATTACTGTTGCTTCTGCTTCGTCTAGCAGTGCAACTGGTTCTAATTTATATCTATCAGTCAATTTTGGAGGATTTTAATCATGGCAGTTACAGCAACCCCCGTATTTACACAAACTCTTAATGTAGGAGCAAATAACGCCATTGTCAGTACGGCAATGACCAATACCAAAGCATTTGATGGTACTGAAACTGCTGGAACTCCTTTGGCATTAGCTTTTACTGCTGGTGCTAACGGTTCTCGTATTGACCAGATTATGTGTCGTTTGTCTTCTACCAATGGCGCGACGGCATCAGGCACATCAAGTGCGACAGTAGTGCGTTTTTGGATAAACAATGGTTCAGCAAATACCACAGCGACAAACAATATCTTTTTGGGAGAAGTAGCCATTCCTGCAACTGCTGTTACCGCTTTGGGTACAAGTGCATTGACAACTTATCCTCTAACTTTGCCTACTAATGGATTAAATATTCCTGCTACTTATAAAATTTATGGTGGTTTAACAGTTGCCGCTGGTGGTACGAACATCGCAATCGCAATATCTGCATTTGGCGGGGACTACTAATATGGCGCAGTCTTTTCAGCCAACGGCGTTCAGTTATCAACCAGCGTCGGTTTTTACAGCAATTCAGACCTTTAATGGTTCTCCAAGTGTCGCCGCGTTGAAGACTGCAAATGCTAAAGAAATCTGTACAACCTCTGCTACAGCGGCGACAGGTACTATTAATTACAATATTACCAGTCAAAGTGTGTTGTACTACACAAGCACAGCATCAGCAAACTGGACAGTAAATTTTCGCGCTTCTGATGGTGTTCGCTTAAACACATTGATGAATGTTGGTGAGTCAATGACAGTGGCTTTTTTTGTAGCACAAGGAGCAACTGCATACTATAACAACGCTGTTCAAATAGATGGAACGGCTGTTACACCTTTATACCAAGGCGGTACGGCATGGACTACGGGTAATGCGAGTTCTACAGATTCGTATGTTTACACGATTGTAAAAACAGGTAACGCAACATTTACTGTTTTTGCGGCTCAAACTAAGTTTGCTTAATATATGCCGTTAATAGCAACCAAAGGTGCGGCATCTTCACAAGGGTTTGGGGAGTTTGCCCAAGCATCTGGCCTAGCCACGTACATTGAGGATGTGTTTTCGACTTATCTTTATACAGGTACAGGCGCATCATTAACAATTACAAACAATATTGATTTGTCTACCAAGGGTGGATTGACTTGGATTAAATCGCGTTCTGCCGCTACAGACAATAAATTAACAGATACTGCCCGTGGCGTTACAAAAGCATTGATTAGCGATACAACGGGGGCGCAAACAACAGATACAACTGGTTTAACTGCATTTGGGACTACTGGTTTTACTATTGGGGCCAATACTGATTACAACACTTCTGCCGCTACTTACGCCTCATGGACATTCCGCAAGCAGACTAAGTTTTTTGATGTTGTGACTTATACAGGTACTGGTGCAAACACCACTATTGCCCATAGTCTTGGTTCAGTACCAGGCTGTATTATTGTCAAGCGTACAGATACCACAAGCGATTGGCAAGTCTATCATTCAAGTTTAGCTAACACAGAATATCTAGTTTTAAATACAACTGCCGCCAAAGCAACAGGCGCAAGTCGTTGGAACTCCACAACTCCAACCGCATCTGTATTTTCTTTAGGCGCAAGCATAACAACAAATGCTTCTGGTGGTACTTATGTCGCATATATTTACGCAAGCAACGCAGGAGGTTTTGGTCTTGCTGGCACAGACAATGTGATTACCTGCGGGTCTTATACGGGTAATGGTTCTACAACAGGCCCAATTGTAACGCTAAATTACGAACCTCAATGGATTATGATTAAAGGGGCATCTAGTGCGCAATCATGGGTTTTATTTGACAGCATGAGGGGGTTAACAGCCCTTGGTGGAAACGAAGAATTTTTACAAGCTAATGCTGCTGATGCCGCACTTACGGGGGTATACGACATAAATCCTACGGCAACAGGTTTCCAAGTAAATAATTCTGCCAGTAGCTTTAATGCTTCTGGTCAAACCTACATCTACGTAGCCATTCGCCGTGGTCCAATGAAAGTGCCTACTGATGCAACTACCGTGTTCCAGCCCGTCACTTACACAGGCACCGTTCTCAACACCGCCATTGGAACAATGGGTCCAATTGATGCTTTCATAGTCGGCTCTCGCGACGGTTATGGCACGTCATATTCACAGTTTGTATTTGACAGGTTGCGTGGCTCTGCTCCAGAGCTTGGTACAGCAAACACTGGTACTGAAGTTGCATTCTCATCAACAGTTCTTAAATTCGATACGCAGGCTGGGTGGAATACAAACACATCAACTACTTCATACATCAATGGTTCTGGCTATAACTATGTAAGTTGGAACTTCAAACGCGCCCCATCATTCTTTGATGAGGTTTGCTGGACAGGTTCTGGTGCTGCAAAAAATATTACACATAATTTAAGTGTTGCACCTGAGTTAGTTATTAACAAAAATCGTACTGGAACTGCAAACGATTGGTGTATTTGGCCAGGCCCTGTTGTTTCTGGAAACAACAACACTTTATTTTTAAATAACACACAAGCTATTTATGCTGGCATTAACTATTGGGGTTCTTCATATTCTTCTAGTATGACTTCAACTACTTTTTCAGTAGGCTCGTCAACAGCTACAAATGAAAGTGGTTCACAATATGTTTCATATCTATTTGCTACCCTTGCTGGTGTAAGCAAGGTAGGAACATACTCAGGTACAGGAGCAACGCAAACAGTCGCTTGTGGCTTCACAGGTGGGGCGAGGTTCGTTTTAGTAAAGCGTACAGACTCAACTGGTGCTTGGTATATTTGGGACACGGCCCGTGGCATGGTCGCTGGTACAGACCCATCTTTGTTGTTTAACTCGACTGCGGCTGAAGTTAACGCAAACAGTATCTACACCGCGACTGGCGGATTCCAAATCGTATCAACTGCGGTTGCCATCAACGCATCTGGCGGCACTTACATCTTCTTGGCTATTGCGTAAGGAAACATCATGGAAATAAGAACACAATCAGGTCAAATCATGTACGAAGCGGAATTTCGCGCTTCTACATTGGCAAGTGGCGGGCCTTCATGGGATCAAACCACATCAGATGTGCTTGCATCTTTGAGTGCTGTGGCTTTGCTAGAAGGCGCACAACCTTCACCAACACGTTATCAAACAGTTTTCCGTGATGGCATAGAACAGATTGATGGCAACTGGTACACCAAATATTCCGTAGTGAATATGAGCGATGAAGCAAAAACTGCTAAAGATGCAGAACAGTCTAAGTCTGTACGTACTACACGGGATGAGAAACTTAAAGAATCTGATTGGACACAAGTAGAAGATGCACCTGTGGACAAGACAGTATGGGCTACATATCGTCAAGCATTACGTGATATAACTGCTCAATCAGGTTTTCCTTGGACAATTACTTGGCCTACTCAGCCTTAAGATATGACTCCTGAACTGCAAAAATATTATGAGGATAGGTTTTCCACTATGGCTACGGCAGGGTGGAAAGACTTAATGGAGGATATTGACAACATGATAAATTCGTTGAACAATATTAGTACAATCCCTGATGAAAAAAGCCTACAATTCAAAAAAGGCGAACTTTCTATCTTAGTCTGGCTAAAAACCTTAAAAGAGGTCAGCACAAGGGCTTATGAGGAATTAAATGAAAAGAATGTTTGAATTTGCCTGTGAAAACGGGCATAAAACCGAAAGACTGACTGATTATGAGGCTGTCAGTTTTAGGTGTGAATGTGGAGCGCAAGCCAACCGCATTCTCAGCGCACCAGCCTTTAGGTTGGAAGGATGGTCTGGACATTTCCCTTCAGCGCATGGGAAGTTTGAAAAGAGCCATTTGGACAAACTAAAGTCTGAGCAAAAGGCGAACTCATAAACAGAATGTTGTCGAGTTCATGTATATCTCCTAGAACCTATTAGTGGCAGGAAAAGGAAACAGTATGTTAGTAGACCAAGAAGACGAGATGCCTAGCGAGTTAGAGGCGGAAGAAACGAAAATTCAAGACAATCATGCGATAGAAGATTCTAAGATTCCTGAGAAATATAGGAATAAATCATTAGATGACGTTATCAAGATGCACCAAGAGGTTGAAAAACTGGTTGGTCGTCAAGCACAAGAGGTTGGAGAAGTTCGTAAATTAGCCGATGAGTTGATTAAGCAAAATCTCGGACAGAGAGTCCAACACGCTGAAGTTGAGCCTGAAGTAGACTTTTTTGAGAATCCTCAGAGAGCAATTCAGAACACAGTTGATAGACATCCTGACGTTTTAGCGGCTAAACAAGCGGCTAGTGACTTCAAAAAGATGCAAATTCAACAACAGTTAGCGCATAACCACCCTGATTTTCAGCAGGTTTCTGCTGATCCAGAGTTCATAAATTGGGTTAAATCATCCAATGTACGAATAGGGCTGTATGCAAAGGCTGATGGTGAATTTGACTACGATAGTGCGAATGAGTTGTTATCTACCTTTAAACAATTGCGTGGCGTAAAGACGAAACAAGTGGCTAGTGACGGAGAGTCAAGTCGCAAGAGTAATCTGAAGGCCGCATCACTTGATGTAGGTGGATCGGGAGAAT